ACAACGTTCTGTGCTACTTGACCCCAAGCAGAGGCAGCAGCGCTGAAGGCAGTATTTCCAGTGGAGAATCCTGTTGGAGTTCCCTCAGGAGCAAAACCAGCAAACACATATTCAGAATTTTCAGCAACGTAATCCTTGTAGAAATTAGGAGTGTTAAACTGAACTGCGTCTTGAGCTTTCGACAGTCCTACAAATTCCTCAAGAATTTGACCTGAACTACCAGTGATCTTACCACTATCATCAACAACTACAACGTGAATTTCGTCGAATCTTGAATTTCTACCAGCAGCATATTGGGATGTCTGAGGTTTGGGAGCAACAGAAGTCCAGAATACCGTGGCATTTGTCAGACCCAGAGTTTGAGCCTCATAGAAATCAAGAGCAGTGTTCGGAGTTAGTGCAGAGTTGGTGGTGATTCCAGTTACCTCTAAAATTTCACCTGTTGTTCCAACTCCAACAGTCTGAACTCTGATATAATCATCTACATCAATTCCTCCTAGAGAATTGATTTCTAATGTGGTGTCGGAGCTTGAAGACTGGGAAACTCTTACAGTTGTTGCGGCACCAGCGTTAGTTAAGACATTGACTGAAGTACCGTCATTATGGGCTGCTTCAGTTGTTCCGTCGATACCTCTTGTTGAAAATCCTACGAAACCTGTTGCACTAACGATAGTGTCACCAATACCAATCAATTCAGCACCAATCAAGAGAAGATTGGCAGTGCCTGAACCGATTGTACCAAGACCAGAGGTGCTAGAGAGGTTTACACCAGTAGCGCCGATCGCGAGTGCCTGACCACCAGCTTGGTCAATAACAAGACTACTATAACCCGAAACAGTATTATAGAGGAGAATTTGAGTACCAACACCGATAGCGCCGGCGCTTGTACCACCATATGTTCTTGATACTGTGATCGACGTTGTGGCTGAACCAGTGGCACCTGAGATATTCAAAACACTTGTTGTTTTGAATGCAAAGGCTCCACCCTTAGTGTAATCAGCGTCAGTAACAGTTCCAGATGTCGATACTTGACTGACAACTTTGACATCAATCGATGATGAACCAATACCAGTTACAATACCCTTGAGGTGACCGTTAAGTGTCAGTGATGTACCAATACCACCAACTTGCACACCACCAAATGCTTGAGTTACCGCAGCACCAACCACGATGCCTGATGTGGTGATACCAGTCAATGTCTGATCTGTTTTTGCGTCAATGACACAGACTTTCAGATCATTAGCCCAAGTGCCTGGGTTTTTGGCCGCCCAGTAAAAGTTTGTTGCGTCATCAAAACTATTGAAATAATCTTCAGTATTTTTGATTTTTAAAGTTGTTACAGATGATCCAGCACCTGTATCTACAGCAGCGTTTGCGTTGACGAGATTACTATGATCTGTTCTTACAACACGCAGGAAACCGCCATATGACAAATAAGAAGCAGCACTCATCCAGTATTCATACTGATTACTTGTCTCTTGGGGTTCACCAAAGGTGTCAACTAAATCTTTTTCGTTCTCAATAAGAGTTGGTTCGTTGATAGGACCCTGAGTGAAGGGACCGGCGATGGCACCAGTAAGGTCCTGTACGCCCGTAATTCCACCACGAGTAAGATCAACCTCTCTTACTTTAATTCCAGGAGATACTAAGCCTAAACCAGCCATCTGATTTCCTCTAGTAGTTTCAGTTTTTGATCTAAATTTATTTATTGTTTAGCACTCTTTCAAGTGGGGAAACCGCCCGTGAACATACTACCAGTCTGGATATTCCCACCTATTCAAGACTTTATTCGTCATTCTACTCACAACGACTCTTTTAATTGTGCAACTTTTACACTCATAAGAATAGGCTGACGGTATATCACCTCTACCTTTTCTTGTCAAATAAAAACCATCAATGAGATCTTTTATCTCACCACATACTCTGCATTGCCTTTGACTAAGAAATAAATGATCGAGATCGAACTGATCATCCAGATTCATTAATGATACTCCCACATAAAGTTCATATCACCGTATGTAGAATTGATATCATCTAAATCAGTTTTTCTCCATACAGTTCCGTCGTCTTCTTTAATAACATCATCATCAAGACCATCACTGATGAAACCAAACGGAGCCATATCTTGCTCGATCTGATCTCTCTGTTCTTCATATAACCTTTTTCTTACATCTTGATCTGTTAGTTCTTTAAAGTAGTCTTGTGCGACTAACCAAGCGTAGATGACCAGACACATTGCCAAGTCGTCATTGCAACCGTCCTCTGCCTCAAATGAGTTTCTCTTTGCGATGAATGTAGTGAGTTCACTGATAAGCTCATAATCTTTGAACAAGACTTTATCAGTTTCAATCATCGTCTTAAGATTTGAACACCCAAGAGCCTTGACCGCCTTGGACATCTTAAGACCCAACTGAGTTTTCTTTCCAGAAAATCCCTGACCTACGATTTGACCAGCTCTACCTCGCATCGAACACTGAAGTAGATTAGCGTATTCAAGGTCATAATTTAAAATCGATGCAACCTGATCACCAATATCATTCACTTCACATAACACCCAGGCATTGTTGTAAGCCTTTACCGTGTCAAAGATAATCGATGGAAACAACATCGGTTTGATTTCATTATTTCGATACTTTGCAACAACTTGATGTGGGAACGACGTGATATCTACAATGACAAATGCAGAGTAATCATTCTCAACTCCACGAGCCACGTCAACGGTACAAACGTAATCGTGATTCTTTTCTGGTTCTTGATAAACATCTAGCCCATTACTAGATTTGAGTGGTCTGTCATACACCAAAGATCTGAGTTTTGCTGGATTGATCAGAGTGTCAACTGATCCAAGAAACTCACATTCAAATTCTACACGGAACTGTTGTTCACTTGTGTTCTTGATTGTTTGGAGTCGCCACTTTTCGTCTCTACCTGGCACTTCAGACCAGTGAACTGATGTAGGGACGTATTCATTTTGACCTCTTTCTGCATCGTGCCACAAACGGTAGAAATGATTCATACCGTGGGGCGTTGAGACCATTATAACTTTTGTTTTCTTACCAGAAGTAATAGTAGGATAAACAGAGGCAAAGAATGAGTCTGCAATATGGTTTGGAACGAAAGCGAATTCGTCGAGGAACAAGATGTTAAACGACATGCCTCTGACAGCAGACGCAGATGTAGAAGCTGCCAATATCTTACTGCCATTTTCCAACTCCATTGACCCTTTATTATAAACCAGAATACCTTGTTGCATCCATTTCGGAAGGTTTTCGTATGCAAGTTGTAACCGACTTAAAAGTTCTCTTGCAGTTGAGGCCTTGTTTGCGAGAATGCCAACGTTTACACTGTCATTAAAAATAAGGTAATGCAATAGATATGCAACAGACGTGGTGGATTTACCAGTCTGTCGCGGCATCATACAGATATTGAATCTGTTTTTATGAAATCTCTTGATTAATTTTTCCTGAAACTGATAGGGTTTGAATGGTACCAAACCTTCATCAAGAGAAACAATCTGGATGTAATTCTTTGCAAAGTAGACAGGATCTTCTTTACACTTAATGAATTCCTGAATCTGTTCTTTTGTAAATTCAACTGGGGTATTGGCCCTCTTAAGGTTTGGGTTACCCAGGTATACATTATCACTCATTAATCAACTCACTTTTTTCTTCTACTTAGTAGTTCGTCAAAATCTTTTTTCTTTGTGCCGCCATCGTAAGGCCAAGCGTAACCTTCAGAGATCATTTGATTATTCAATGATTGATCTTCATTATTAATGAACAAATGACCGATAATACGACCATACTTCTCTGTACTATCTGGTTTCTCAGTGCGTATGATGATGTCTTTAGCAAACTCTAATCTTTTTTTAAGCCACTCTTTCGATTCGAGTCCAAGGTTCTTTTCTCTTGCATCTGTTGTTCTACTTTCCGGCGTGTCAATGCCCGCAAGACGAATTCGCTTAGTAAGGGAAATAGAAAAACCCAAATCAATATCAGCGTCAATAGTGTCGCCATCTACTACCTTTGCGATCGAACGGATTCTGTATACGTAGGGGTCTTTCATATTGAGTGATCTAATGAATTTTTGTAATTTTTTGAATAATGTCGCAGGGCATAGTAACTGATTGCACATCGACATAACGCATATAATCAAGTTTACAAACGTTAGGTCCAACCTCTACCAATCCTATAATCACAAATGCAATAAATGAAATCACCGTTTCTTGCCTCCATTCTTAGCTTTTTTAGACGTTGCGTTTCCCTGATTCTGTTTGGACTGTTTTGGAGTCTTGTTGGATTTTTTGTTGGGGGACTTGCTCATCTCGCATTTCCTCAAAAGCCATACGTAGTATGTAGTAAATTACGTATGCTGTAAAACATAATCCCGATCCTAGAATACAAAACACTCCCCACGGAAAATTTTCTGGTGTCATATCATAGTCATTGTTCTATACCAAGTTCATTCAAGTAATCAATCCACCATTGAGGATCTTTTGTCACTCTCCATCTAGGCACATCTTGGCCTTTTTCAGAATAGTATCTGTAAATCGTTTCATCTATAATCTGTTTTACTTCCATATTCTTCGTCATCTTCATCAACGTCTTCATACGGGTTTTCCAAATAAGGTCCGTGTGGAAGTTTGGAGTCGCTTCTGACATATTTCCTCTCAGATTCTATGCTTGCAATCCATACTGAAAACTTCATTATTATGTAGATGATGGCCAGTGGCAAAAAACAGGCGACTAAAACGTAAGGTTTCATTTGTCCTTCAACAACTTTTCTAGTCTTCTTCTAACGTTTTCAGATTCGATCTTCATATAATTTCTGTGAGTGTATCCACGATGACCCCTCATAATCATCGCACCTTGATAGAACATTGTGCCCGCAAAAACTAAAAGTAAAATACAACCAATTAGTTCAATGTGATTTTGAGCCATGGTAGTAGGGGAGGTATGATTCCAATAAGTCTTAGGAGACCTTCAGCAAATAAAGCAAGAACGAACCAACCGACAAACATAGAAATAATGCTAGCGTTACGATTGTGGCGTCTAATTGCAGCATCGATTAAATCCTGACACTCTTCTTTTGTAATTGGTTTTGCAGGATGTATTTCAGTCATTCGATGAGCCATCAATCATAATCCTCCTCAGTGAATCAAGAGAACTCATTCTTTTTTCCCAAGTATCTCCACCTTCTATACCTCTGAGTGGATTGACACAAGTATCATCCCCAAAACTATTGCAAACTAAACCGGCTAGATCCAGTTCACTTCCTCTATTTCCAGTTCCTCTCCAGAGATGTTGACCGTTCAACCAGACAGCCCCACATTTAGGGCATTCCTTTCTATCTAACTTAAGGTCAGATAGTTCTCTTTCTTTTGTCATTAGTTTCTATTTGTGATACCAAGTTGTTTTTCCAACTTGCGTTTCATAAAGAACATTTGAAGTTTAATATGGGAATACTTTAAAGTCAACTCAATATATGTGAAAACGCGCATCGTACCTTCTAATCCAGCATACCAAACCATTGCTGAAAAAACCAGAACGGTTATGTAAAGGCTAATTAGGGATGGATCCATAGAGACAAAAATGGTAGAGCTGTATCTATAAGATACATTATTTCTTAATTATTGATGTAAATCTTAATCTGCTCTGTGTTCTGGTGGAATATTTTGACCTGCTTGATCCATTCTACGACGTGTTGATTGTTGTCTGGAGAGAATTTGGTTTTGTCTTCTTGCATCTGCAGCTGCCTTTCTTTCTGCGTCTGAACCAATCAGGTCATCAATTCCTCTTTCAGCTCTTTCTTGTGCTCTAGCTCGTGCATCTTGTCTATTCAGTTCCTGCCTTCTACGTCTATAGACCTCATTAGGATCAAGTCTTCCACGTTGGACGGCGGGTTTTCTTGGTTTAGCTGTTTCACCACCTTGCCCATAATCAGGTGAGGGTTGAGGTGGTTGTTTTTTCCTTGCCTGATAAACCATACCAGCAGCGCCTAGCGCAGCTGCGGCCGCAGGTAACACATAGGGAACAAGAGGTGCAAGAGCTGGGATTGCCTCTTGTAAATCGCGTTGAAACTGTTGGAATGTTTTCATTCTTTTGGAGCTCTTGTATTTTGATTCATCCTTTGTGCTAATTTATATGCGCCGTACGCTGCCAAACCTGTACCAACTACAGCAGCACCAACAGGATGTCTAGCGACTGCACCGACAACTGTACGACCAAGAGCAGGTAATACTCTAGAGGCAATACCAACACCAGCCCGCCTTAAAGGTTGTGGCGGTGAGGGTGGTTTGAAGTTTGGATCTAATTTAAAATCTGGTGTGACACCAACACCAGGTCTGTATCCACCCATTCCTGAAGCTGCTCTCTGTGCAGCAGGAGTTCTGCCTTGAACATCGGCTCTGGTTACTTGTCCTTGCCTTGGCACATTAGGTAACTGTGGACCTGAACCAGTTGGTTTAGGTGTTGCTGAACGAGCTGCATCTCTTAACCTTTGAGCTTTCTCTGCACCACCAGGATTGGATCTTTGCCAATCTCTGAATTGTGCATCTGTCATTTTGGAGAACTTATCTCCTGCGGATTCTTGAAATTGATTGAATGTTTTCATTAACAGTTCCAAGCTCTAAGTGATTTATTGATCCTTGAATCTGGATCATTTGCAGTTTTTGCGGAGGTCAGTTTTTTCTTCATCCCTTTCATTCTGGCACAAAATGACGCCCTGCGGGGATTTCCAACCTTCTTTGAAGGTGCCTTAAGGTCGCTTCCAGGATTTTCTCTTTCATAAGACTTACGTCCCTTTTCGTTCAGACCCCCAGATTTTTTTTTCCCTGCACTGCGTTGCCACGCTGCAACCTCATCAATCTGTTCACCTTCTGGTTCAACGGAGTCGGCAAGCTTAGGCTTCACTGGATCAAGAGGACTTTGCATCACACCCCGCAAAGGAATTTTTACATCTGGTTTTTTAGGGCCATAATCTCTACCTCTATAATCAGAACCTTTGCGTTCTTTATCCTCCAATTGTTCTGATATTTTCTCTGCCAGGCCTGGTCTCTTGTCCCCGCCCTGAGGTGTCTTCTTTGGTTTCTGAGGGTTTCTCATACCAGGCGCAGGACCGTCTGGCAGGGTCTCCTCTGCGACTCTGATGGTTGGCTCCGTAGGATCTGTCTCAGAGGGTGCGTGAGACATTACAACCGCGTCTGGGTAGAACTTCTGAACCTGAACCGTTACTTCTTTACGTGTTGGAAACTTAGGGCCAGGGAAGAAAAATTGCAACTTGTAATACTTGCCTCTCCATCTGATCATGGTTATCACTGTTTGACCAATTTCGTTGTATCTTTCAATCTTCTCTTGAAGTTCAGTCTCTTCTTTTTTGACACAATTTGGATATCTCTTTCCAAACATTGTCTTCATACCTTTCTTTTCATAACCAGGCCAACATTTCTCAATTAAATCTCTGTGATAATTATCGTTAAACTCAAATGCCCACTCTTCTGACTTATTACCCCAGTTGGCTGCACCTACTTTACGACACTTGACTAACGCTCCAGAGGCATATGCGGAGGGCCAAACACTGTAACGAGACTTGACCTTATGGTAACAAGCATCTTTAGTACCACTACCTTTACCTTTTTTGTCCGATTCCTCTTGGATGTTCAGTTCTTCTTTCATCTTTTTCTTTTTCGATGGTGAATCGGTTGAGACGTAGGTTGGTTTCGCAGCTCCTGACTTTTGTTGTTGGCCAGGATCAGCAGCTTTCTTCCTTCTTGCTGCCGATAATCTCTCTGCTTTTGTCATACTAGCCCTCTTTGCAGAGGAGACACACTTAGGGGTTCCCTCACCTGGTTCATCACTTGCACAAGTTCCGCCAGTAACCACGTTAACCCAACCACCTTTGCCGTCTTTTGATTTGGATTTACCAAACCAATCACGAAGGCCTTCTTCATTCATTTGTTTTGTTTTTTCTTTCATTAAATCAATGAAACTTCTAAAAACTGCAGCTTCTGAACTTTTGCCTGATGCACGTGCACGTTGTTCCATTGCGATTGCTGCCTGGATTTTGTGAGCGTGTGATCTGCCCGACTTTCTGATTTTAGTTACAGATTGTTTTGCAGTAGCCACATCTTTGAAACCTAATCCGTGAATCGTATCCTTTGGATTTTCATCCGTGTACAAATCGGAATGTTTCTTTGAACCTGCAGGTTGCCCTGGTTTTCTGGCAATACGTGGAGCCTCTGTCAAAGATTCCTCTTTGACATCAGATTTTTTCTCACGTCCTTGACAGTGAGCTCTTTGACTAAAACCTTTAGGATTGTCACAGTCGATTGATTTTTTGTATTTTGCCGACCAGACCATTTCAACAAGAACTCTTTTTATTATTTAGCAGTTACTAAAACTAAATACTTGCAGTGTTCAAAAACGAAAATGAGAAAACTTCTATTAGTTTTTTCGTTATTCTTTACCATTCCTGTTAGTGCCGCTGAAATCACATCTAAAATTACCGACTCTGTACAACTGACCGTCCAAGGTGCTGCTATTCAATCAAGTAGAATCGGAGCAACATATTCTACTAGTGGTTCAAATGTACAATTTGCTGGTTCATTTGGTCTTGGTGCTGCTGGTGCATATACCGATGCATCTCCAAGTCTTTCTACTGCTGGTCAGGCATATACTTTTGCAGAAAGTTATAATGCTGCCGACGCTGTTGTAACTTCTGCATCTGCTGCTTCTGGAACTATTGCTGCTCCTAATCTTTACGGTAACTCTACTACTCAGTTAGGTGGTAATGCTGGAACTCTTGCTGGTACTCTCTCTGGCACATCAGTTCCTACCGTCACTGCTGGTGGTTCTGGTACAACTGCTACTG